AAAGTCGACTTCAACACCATAGATGTCCTCTTCTGTGTAGCCTATATAAGCCTGCAGATCGTCAATTTGCCCTTGTAGGCTTTGGATGTCGCCGATGGTGGCAACCCCACCAGGGTCAACTTCAACCGTCACATTAGACGCATTCTGGACAGTAGTGACAAGCTTCAGAAAACATCCGCTGGACGATACTCCATTGTAAGGGGGCATCCATCCAGGCGTAGAAGCGCCACACGCTGCATATACAATTTCGCCCTCATCCGGATCTTGCGCATAAAGGGCAATTGTTCTGATGTGATACCCGGTTGTCAACAAAGCATTGGTGACTGCGCCTTCCACTTGCACCGCCGCATTACTTGTTTTTATAACCCTTGAGATACCTGAGGTTTGTTTTACGCCGCCAAGTGTGGCCATAGCAAGAATCTGTGCATCAGTGTATGCAGTTTCCGAAAGAGAAATCTTTGTGAATGTGATGTTCCCTCTGCCTGCAAGCATCTTCGCAATTAGTGCTTGACCTTTGTTTGTGATTACCATTGGCCTAAATTCCGCCATAATTTTTACCGCCTTTCTTTATAAACAGTAGGAGTCGCTGACTTCAATTTGATTCGTGATACAATGAGCCGTAAACCCGCCTGCTCCAGAATTAATAGTAAACACGTCATTAACAGAATCAGTTAGCATAATTTCACAAGCGCCCGAACCAGCTGCAGCTGGGCATGCTACGCCGCCCAAACTCCAGACAGCACCAAAAGAATCCGTCAATTGGAACATGTCTATAAACACTTGACCCACAGTGACATAGGCACTGCCCTCAATCAAATAGTCCAGGATGTTTTCTGCAATAACTTGAACGTTCGCAGGTAGCATATACCTAAAAATACGTTCCAAATCTTCAACTTGGCCATAAAGATCAAGATGTGTGGTGATACACAATTGATATTCGCTCCAGTTTTCAACTATTTCATAGTCTTCGCCACACAACATTTGTATCTTTTGTTGAAAATGATTCCATGTGTAAGAAAAGGTATACCCCCACCTAATAAAAACCCTTGAAATCCTTGATTCAAGAGTATCTTCAGAGGAAGGTGTGATTTTTAGGATTTTCTCAAATCTTGTAACGCCGCTATCATGTGCTGACAAGATAAATGCATCATCTAAAAAATCAGCAAGCTTATCCCACGCAAGTTCGAACTCCGGCTCCTCGGCGTCCATCAGACATTTGAAGTATGGAATCAGAAAGTTCGGAAGATAGTCTTTTAAGCTACGATCCGAGGGTAACATTGACATCACCTCGTTTCGGGACAGCGTTGGACGCGATTACTAAGTTTGTAGCTAGGCCGTTCAAAGTCATATCCTCAACGTCGATGATGTGCTCGACGTTGAGCATTAGCGCTTGGAGCGCGGCGCGTCGAACAACAACGTTTGGCAGATTCTCCCACTCTTTAGTTAATTCTAAGAGATAAGCGTCGAGCACCCCGTGAACGGCGGGCAGGACTTCCGAAATCGTGTAGCCTGTTTCAAGCATGAGCTTTGCCGACAGGTCTACCTCTTCGGATGTTGCTCCTTCGACGGTCACGATGTGTCCAATAGGTGCGATACCGTAGCCTTCTCCTGAGTTAACAGATGGGTCAACGGCGGTCTGTACAAAATCGACCAGCTCTGCGCTGGGCGCATCATAGTCGGAGTTGATAATGATGAGCTTCACTGTCCCTCCGCCGTCCCAATGCGGAATGACCTTAACTCCGCCGACTCCTTGAACTTCGTTTACTTTTTCTTTGTAGTCCGCAATGTTGCCCCCGAACGCTAACGAAGTAAAGGAATTAAGATACCGGGCCCGGAAGACTTCAGTGTCCTCTTCATCCTCTCCGGGGACTAAAATCTCTGTAATCTTTGCTGTTTCTAATCCGGGGATGTAATCGATAGGGATTAAATCGCCTGTTGCTAAAATTGCGCCCTCAGTTTCGCAAATCAACTTATAGACGCCGGGAGCGAGCTCACAGTCAACATAGTAGTTGTGCATACCTAGATTAAAACGAGTCCCTGTGGGAACCGCTAAGGTATCTGGGGTAAATTCCCCTTTAACTCTTGCCGCGCTAGCCGGGATCGGACTTAACCCTCTTTCCCTTGCCCTAAGAACTAGAGCGTCACGTTCCGCAGTGTCTACAAAAACCTGATCAAACGCCCACGCGAGCTGTTCGTAGAGCAGATTAAGTTCTGCAGCCGCAGGAGCAAGGGCTGTATAGATCACAGACCCTTCGCGCTTATCCATCGAATCGGGAATCCTCTCAAGCATCCGGTTAAGGATTGTTTCATACGAAGTCATACATTACCTCCGTTTCACCGAAAACTGTAGTAACCAAGAAGGCCACACTTAGCTTTTTCTTATCTTGAATAAAAGCAAATTCAGAGACATCACTGATCCGATCATCCTGCATCAAAGCTTCGGTGATTCTACGTTCAACTTCTAATCTCACCCAGTCAGGATCCTTGCCGTACAAGTCCAAGGTTTCCATCCCGTAATTCCACGAGTAGATTGGCCACTCGAACCGCTCCGTTTGAAGGATGCAGAAGATTGATTGCTCCAGAGCCTCCAACCCGTCAATAACCCGCCCATCTTCCAGAGCGTATGTTTTAGACGGCGGCACTTCGAATTCAATGCGCTCATTGATTGTAGTCGTAGGAATCATTGCACTACCCCCAGTATTAGGAAGGTTTGTCCGCCTTGCTGTCGGAGCAGAGCAACTCGATCCTGTGTCGAAAGCCCTATCCCCTTGAGCCAGACGCATTGATCCGATGTGATCGTTAGTTTTTGATCAACGGCTATTTTTAACGGTGAGGTCGATTGAACAACTCCGAACATCAACTTGACAGGGAATGTGGCTTCGACAGCATTGACTGCGATTTGTTTGAAGGTCTCGAAAACATCAGGCAACGAAACCACCCCCGATCAAAGTCAAGTCCATTGTGTGCTCGGACTCGCTGAATTCATGTTTTGCTTTTTCGACAAGCATCCATTGTTGGATCCCGTGAAGATTCACAAGAACCAGCGAACCGGCACGAACGCGTACATCGCCAAACACCTTTTTGACGGACAGTTTTTGCTCAACTTGATTATGGAGATTAAGTAGCGCATCTGCCTTCTGCTGAGCGTTAACCTTCTCGTCTGCCTTCTCGTAGTGTTGCAACAGCCCCCATTTGTTCTGGTTAGCTGTCGATTACGCGATGTAGATCTCGCGCTTTCCTGTCTTTTTGTTATCCCTGAATAGCTTAATTCGGTTGTACGTTTTCGCATCGATTGAGCGCGAAAGATCAAAGTTATCCGAGGATGAATCGTCCAAGACAACAGGCACCTTCATATCTTTGATCTCCTTGAGAGCGATCCTTCCGAAGTCATCGAACAATACGAAAAGCCTCCGGTCATGCATGAGCGTTGCATCCAACGCGTTACCAATAATGTCAAACAAAGTCTGATTATCCTCAACCCTCGAAGGGATCACATAGCCTGTATTGACGAGCGCTCCAGTCTTCAACCGGAAGTCATCCGCGATCATCTTCACGACCTGATCGGCACGCTTACCGGAGTAGACATATGTGTCTTTGTTCTTCAGGTAGCGCAGCTGATCATAAGCTGTGAATTTGACCTTGTCTTTGTCGCTCTTATCTGTAAAAAGAAATCCGTAGAACACGTTTGCGCCGTCAACCTTGAACCGAACGGCGTTCCCCATCTCGAATGGAACCGGCGGTAGACAGCTGAAAGTGAGTTTCCCCGGATTGTTCTTCCTAGACGTATCCCAAACAACTTTACCCTCGACGGGGGGCGCGTAGATCGTATTACCGCTCATTACGACCAGTTCATACATAAAGGCACCTCCTACTTCGGTGGAATCTTCAATACTTGGCCGACATAGATTGTGCAATACGCAACTCGTTTTCCCTTGTTCCTGGCTGAAATAAGAGCTTTGTTAGCGTTATAAATCTTCTTCCAGAGATTACCCTTACCGTAGAAACGTCTAGCAATCGCCCATAAGCTATCGCCCTTCTTGACTTTATACGTTTCGCCCTCTGCCTTCTTAGGAGAACCTGTTCGAGCTGCAGAAGGGTTGGCGACAGTTTTACTCGCTTTAGACGTTGTCTTGGTCGGGATAGTGACAGTCTTCAGACCGTAATCGACGTACTGCTTGAGTTTGACAGAGATCGATACGTCCCTCGCATTGGCCGCGGATTCTTCGATCGTGTAGTCTTCAAGCGAGACTTTTAGGTTCGTGCCAAATCCCCGCTCCCTAACAACAATAAACTGGAACGGTTTTTTGCTAACCTTAAGTTTCTCCAAATGATCGAGAAAGAATTTCTGCGGTTTGAAGTTAACAACGAAAGGGTACTTCTGATACGGCAGGTCGAACTTGAAATCGATCTGCGTAAGCCCAGGACGCTTGAGTTGGTTGACCTCACCTTCGTTGATAAGGTCAACGGTTTTGTTCTTGTTTTTGATTTGCAGCTTAATAGCCGCCGGCGCGAACGGTAACAATACATCGCCTAAAAACACTTTATGCATGACTACCCTCCGCAGCTCCCACGAGCTGACCTTTGAGCCAGTCGCTGAACTGATCAACGACACCATCAATGTCAGGCTCGGACTGAACGTTCGTGAAGTCAAAACTCATGTCCGCAAACGTGAACCGATTGATCACATCACGTTCAGCAATTTCCCTCATGTATTTGAGTTCTTCATTGCTGATATCCAGCGAATCTTTTATGCTTCCAACGTTCTTGTCGATGTTCCCGATCTTCGCTGCTTGAGCTGAAGCGGTTGGCCTAAAATCATCAACGGTTTCAACTTCTTGTGCACTCTCTTTTTCAAGGTCACGTCGTGCAGCGTCAATCTCAGCAAGTCTAGTTTCCGTTGCTTGCCGCGCATTGTACTTCATAGCCGCCAATTCGCCCTTGCGAGATGCGATGTCGGCATCTAGCTCCGCTCTCTTAGCCGCCAGATCAGCTTCCCTAGCTTGTTTGGCAGCCTCGTTTTCGGCAGCAGCCATCGTTCCGAAAGTGACCTGTTCAATGAATCCAATGCTGACAAAGGGGAGTTTGTTTAGCTTATCAATAAACCCGTTGATTATATTGATAGCACCATTAACCAAGTTTTGGAGGATCATCAGGACCGATACTTTCATATCCCCAATAAATCCGGCAATAGCCACACCAGCACTCGCCCAAGCGAACTTCAGCTTAGCAATCAGATCAATAACCCAATAGACACCAGTAAAGAACCCGATTTTAACCCAGTCCCAGGCGGTTAGAATTGCATTAACCACGATCAACCAGGCAATGCGTATGCCACCGACAGCTTTTACCCATTGATAGATCGCGACAATGATTGCCGCGATGGCCAAGATGATCCAAGTAATGGGACTCGCGAGGAGAGCAGCGTTAAGCGCCCACTGAGCCACTGTTGAGACCCAATTCGCGGCTGCGACCGCAAGCGATTTAATGGCCCACAGACCCAGCGCAACGGCAATACCCAAAACGATGGGCTCAATCCATGACCAATTTTCAGCAATCACATTCGCAAGCCAAATAGCCGCATCGACAAGCCAACCGATAACTTGGGCAATGTAGCCTAAACCAATGATCATCGCGTCAATCGCGGTCTGAATAGCAGGATCGTTCAGAAATTCATTGAGCTTCATGAGCGCCGGCTCAAACATCATGATCAATTGGTTTTGTATGGACTGCCAAACTTGAGCAAACGTCATAGGCATGTTCGCAAACTTTGCCTCTGTTTCGTCAGCCGCCGCGAACACGGCCTCTTTTACTACTTGAGCGGATAATTCGCCCTCTGCCGCAAGCTTCCGAATTTCGCCCATAGACACGCCTAGATAGTCAGCAACTTGCTGAAGAATCATAGGCGTGTTGGACATGACTGCGTTCAAGTCCTGACCTCGAAGCACCCCTGAAGCCATGGCTTGAGTTAGGTTATACATAACCGACTCGGCACCTTGCTTGCTGGTACCTGAGATCGTGAACATTTTGTTGAGCAATTCGGAGAAATAGATTGCTTCGCGGTTATCCGCGAACGCATCTTTCGCCTGCATAGACAGACTAGCAACTGCTTTAGCCGTGTCCAAATACGCACCGCGAGAGCGCTGTGCACTTCGGAAGACCATCTGGTTAAGCTGCTCTGTCGTCTGCTGCCCGTCGTTAATCATGTCCAGTCGAGCATGAACCTGAACTAACTCATCGGACATCTCCGCGCCAAGTTTAATGCCCTTGATAATTGCTATCACTGCCGCTGTTTTAATTGCGGCTGAGTGCAACATCGACATTTGACTATTCGCGTTACGTGCCTCATTCGCGAACTGCTGGGCGCCACGAGAAGATTTTCTTAATTCTTCATCAATTTCTCTAGCCGAACTAGCCGCCTGATCAAGTTCTTCAGAAGCATGAACGATCGATGACGTATCCACAGGTTGAGCAAGTGAGGCTTTAACATTACCAAACGTCCCTAGAACATTATTCAAAGACGCATCGATGCGGTTCAGCGTGGCACTCATTGAATCGTTTAATCGCAATGTAGATCTAAGAGTTGCCATACCATCACCTACCTCTTTGCTTTTCTTACTTGCTTTTCTTCTTCCTTGATCCGCAAACGGATAGAAGCGATCACAAATGCCCTCTCGTAATCGTTCAGATTGAAATACTGGGACGGAGTCCACCGAAGCTTCTGAATGCAAAAGTGCAGAATGTTCGCTTCGGGGTCACCATCCTCGATTAGTTTTTTGCATTTTCAACTTCAAGCTCGAGATCGAATCCATTGATTTCTTGGACGGCATTGGACAAGTTGCTATACTCGCCCGGGATAAGCATCCTTTCGAGCAGTGCCTCCGCGCCCATGACGCCGTAACTGTCCTGCAGATCCTTGTCATGCAAATCGGGGAAGACCACCGACGCAACGCAGGATTTCAGAACATATTCGTTAAAGTTCGTTTCCGGCAGGAACACATTGCGCTTACCCGGGACCGGGACGCGCTTCGTACACGCCTGTCTGATGGCTCGATCTTCTTCGTTGGTCAACGGCCTCAGTTCCCATTCAATGGGCTGACCGCTCTCATCGAGAAAGCGGTCAGACACTTTAACTTTTCGATTTTCGATCGGCAGCGCGTTTTGCGCCATAAAAGCGTTCAGGTTCATTACATACCTCTCAATTCACGGAAGGTCTCCGGGATCGCGAAATCGTCGAAGGTGAAATCGATATCCTCGTCCAGGAACTCGGCATCGGCGTCGAATTTTGCGAGAATGACACTGTTCAGATTGCAGTCTTTGAGAATGACTGTTTGCCTGCCGACGCTGGATGTCGGATCCTCGTTTGTGACCTGGATTTCAAAGTACATATCTTCGCCCGTCTGCTTGTATCTTTCAGCAAGCTTACGGAAGATTGACGTGTTGTAATGCATGCGCCCTGAACCGGTCCCCTTCCAGCCCGTTGTTTTATTGCCCTTGCCCGTTTTGCCAAGAATAGGGACTTCGGCCTT